GTTGAAAAGCCAGAAGGTGAAGCAGTTACGTTCGACACCGAAACTCAAGGCTTTACGACAACTTATCGTCACACGGTCTATGCCCTCGGCTTCGTTATCACCCAAGAAGCTATGGACGACGATCTATATGATGTAGTTGCTCCACGTAAAGCACAAGAACTCGCCTTCTCTGCACGTCAGACGAAGGAGATTAACGGTGCCAGCGTCTACAACCGTGCATTCAACTCAGCCTTCGTAGGCGGTGATGGTAAAGAGCTTATTAGCTCAGCCCACCCCAACGTTGCGGGCGGTACATGGTCGAACACGCTAGCTACGGCTGCTGACCTCTCTGAGGCTGCACTAGAGCAAGCATGTATTGACATCAGTCTACTCAAAGATGATCGCGGTCTAACCATCGCGCTTGTTGGTGAGAAACTGATTCTACCCCCACAGCTTGAGTTTGAAGCCGCGCGTATCCTCAAGACCCAATATCGCGTAGGTACAGACCTAAACGATATTAACGCTCTTAAAGAGCTAGGCAAGTTCCGCAAAGGTCACGTAATTAACCACTTCCTGACCGATGCAGACGCTTGGTTCATTCGTACTAATGCCCCACACGGCATGAAGTATTTTGAGCGTAAAGCTGACACATTCTCCATGGATAACGATTGGGATACAGAGAACGCCAAGTTCAAAGTATACGGCCGTTACTCCTTTGGCTGGTCAGATCCTCGCGGGATTTACGCTTCGCCCGGCGCCTAATAAGAGGGGCTTCGGCCCCTCCTAAAGGAGCTTATGAGTAAGGAAATAGCTGCTGACTTATCTGAACATCAGTTTATGTTCGCCATCCCCTGTTATGAGGGGAAGCTTCAAGTAGAGACAGCGATTAGCTGTTTATCCCTAGCAGGAAAGTTATCCAGTCAAAGTGTTAAGCACTGTTTCAATGTAGTACGAGGTGGTGCTCTTATCGACGCTGTGCGTAACGAAATGTTTACTCGTTTCCTAGATGAAACAGAATGTGACATCCTAGTATGCATTGATGCTGATATTGAGTTTGACTGGTCCTCAATGGAACGACTGTTAGTGTTTGCATGTCATTATCCAATTGTAGCAGGGGCGTATCCCTGTAGGGTAGACCCCCCTAAATTCATTATTAACGCCTTAGAAGAAAAGCCTTCTTTTAATGAGCATGGCCTAGTAGCCATTAAAGGACTAGGGTTTGGCTTTGTAGCCATTCAACGAAGTGCTTTAGAAAAGCTCAAAGAGATTACTCCGCAATACATAGATAAGGTCTCTGGAAAGAAAACATGGCAGTTTTTTAAAACAGGCGAGATTAATGAAGTAGGTGAATACGTTGGTGAAGATGTGTACTTCTTTAAGAAAGCAGTAGAAGTAGGAATTACGCCTTACTTAGATCCGGGTATTTCGTTAAAACACCACGGGTCCAAAGTTTTTGATTATAAACTTATGGACTGTATTGACCAACTAGTAAAAGGAGAATCTAATGGGCTTCAAACGGATTGAACTGTATCCCGTGTTACTGCTGCTACGGACATGGTAACAATGGAAGGGGATCAACCGGGTAGTGACATTAAAGTTACTGCTCATCTTGGTGGTGCGGCTTCAACTACGGGCGTATTTATCGTAATTCTAGACTACATCGTGTAATCAGATAGGGGAGCTTTGTCTCCCCTATCTTCATTTCTGGAGATATAAATGTCTATTGAGAACCGTGCATTTAAACCCGGTCCTACTGTTTCTCAGAATCTAGCTGTTACGGCTGGTGCGGCTTCTATTGTACTAAACAATCTAAATCGGGCTAAGAGCTCTCGCACGGTTCGTATCGCTAACAATGGTTCTAATCCTGTGTTCCTTTCATTCGTTACCACAGCAACGACAACTCAAGGTATGTGCATGCTCGGCAACACAGTAGAAGTATTTACCCTACCACAAGAATGTACTGCTGTCAGTCTCATTGCTATTGCTACTGGTAGCACTGTTTATGTAACTGAAGGTGAGGGACAATAATGCTCAGGGCTGGTGTTGGTAGGGGCCGTCGAGGGAAGGGGGCAGCAAAGAGCTGGCCGTTTGAAGGGGCTTCTTATGTTCTTGACTTTCTTGGTGGGTCCCTTGCCCCGGCTATAGGTTCCATCGCTCCGACTTTTACCCGCAGCAGTATCGCTACGTATCTTGATAGTGATGGGGTGCTCAAGACCGCGCAGGCGAACGTGCCCCGCTTGCAGGAGATTACTGCATAATGGAAACTGTAATTAGTACATCTCAACTACTCTTGTGGGCTTTGTCAGGATTCGTCACTATTGAATCTGTAGTCCTATGGTATTTTATAAAGGGTGTCATGGAACAACAAAAAGAACATACCAAAGAACTCTCCACAATGCATGAACGTTTTGTAAAGAAGGATGACTTTAAAGACTTCAAGATTGAATTGTGGCAGAAACTTGATGACCTAAAGGAACAGGTCAGGACCCATGGCAAATAACTTTTATAAACCTAAGGTCTGGAACGCCCTATGTGACGTTTGCGGACAAAAGAAGAAGTCTGACCAAATGCGTAAGCGTTGGGATGGCCTTATGGTTTGTGCGGCTGACTGGGAAGCTAGACATCCCCAAGACCTTCTACGGGCCGTAAAAGAAACTTCTAATAAACTACCATGGACACGTCCAGATAAATCAAGCATAGAAAACGGGCCAGATTACAAAGGCTACTTTGTTGATGGTTACGTAGAAGTAGTAAATGGTAATCTCTACGTTCAGGACATTGAATGACAACTATTGTAACTCGTACAGGTAAGGGAGCACCTCTTACATGGTCTGAGGCAGATGATAATTTTACTAATCTGAATGGTGCCGTAATCACAGCTCAGAATACGGCTACTGTTGCATTAGCCCAATCTACTGCCCTCTTTACTAATGTATCAATTGGTGCGGTCCCTGCCTCTGGTGGGGGAACTACTAACTTTCTACGTGCTGACGGTACATGGACTTTACCTGCTGGTACAGCTACCAACATTACGTACACTACAGCGACTAGAACTATTAACTCATCCTCTGGAACTGGGGCAGTTCTTCCTTTAGTTGCTTCAGGCGCAGCCGGTCTAGCTCCAGCATCAGGGGGTGGTACTACTAACTTTCTTAGAGCAGATGGATCATGGGCCGCACCTCCCGGTGGGGCTGGTGGCACACCCGGAGGAAGCTCTGGTCAGGTACAGTGGAACAATGATGGTGCCTTTGGTGCCTCGGCTGACTTCACTTGGAACAATACTTCCAAGGTCTTGTACGTCAACGGCGATCTTGGTTTAGGCGTGCCTAGCCCAGTAGCTAAGCTGGACGTGGCAGGTTCCCTGTACACCCGCTCTACTAATACTGGCGTCGATCAATCGCACAATGCTCTCGTCTGTGTCAACTCAGACAACTCTGCTTATGCACATGCCCATTACGTAGCAGCAGGACACCGTTGGTTCCATGGTGGTACGGAAATTATGCGTACCAAGAATCTGAACTTCGGCATCAAACAAACCGATCCACTCGCGTTGCTGCACGTAGGAGACAATACTACCGGCGCAGCTAACGCTATCCTTGCTACCGGCAACAGCGATCCGAACTTCAAACTTGTTGCTCGGAACGGGTATGGCACTGGTCTTAACTCTGAGCATGCGCTGTTCGCGCTGGAATACTGGGGTGGCTCCATCTGTGCAGGCTTTGCCTTTGATCGCGGAGACTCCACCAATGGGAGTATGCGCCTCATCACCAGTGGTAGCACCCGTGCCGACATCACTAAGGAAGGGGTTTTTCGCAGCCTACCGGAAGGTGGGGGTGGTCCTGCTTACGAGGTTGGATTCAGGGATGTGATTAGCGTCCAGCAAAACAGTGACTTTACTTTTACATCACAGTCCCGTGGTAAAGGGTACTACGCGGTTAGTGGTAGTCCGAACTACACGATCCCCCCTGGCCTGCCAGAAGGTACCATCATCACGGTGTACGCGGTGCCCGGTGGAGCTACCATCAACGTCGTTAGAGGTAGCGGTGTGGTGCTGTACAAGTCCGGTACTTCTACGAATAATAACTGGACAGTAGGACAAGGTGGTCTTGTTACGCTGTGGCACGTTGGTTCTAATATTTGGGTCATTAGCGGTACGGGGATCTAATGGGCGTTCAGCAAATGATGATGGGGATGGGGCGTGGGCTTCTAGCAGCCACTATTGGTGGCACCCTTAATGGCGAATGTACTTATTATTCCCCCGGTCAATCTTCGTGTACTGCTCAAGCGTTTCCTAGTGCCAGTCCGAGTGGCGGTTCTGGTTCTTATACATATAGTTGGTCTTGGCAGAGTGGTGGTGTGGGGATGACTATCACCAATGCTACTTCTCAGACTTGCACGGTTACACAAACAGCGGGAAATAGTCTTTCTACAGGAACAATTCAATGTGTGGTTAATGATGGTTCTAGTAGCGTAACTCCCACAGCTTCAGTAAGCCTCACATTTACTGACGGAAACCTATAAGGATATTAAATGGCCTCTTCAGGTACATACACATTCAACGATACTACCCTCAGTATCATCAGCGGAGCCCTACGTAAAGTAAATCGACTGGGTGATTTTGAGACTCTGGGTACGTCAGACCCGCGATATCTAGCTGGTAAAGCTGCACTTGATCCAATCATCAAGAGCTATCATGCACTAGGTATGCCAGTGTGGGCAATCCAAGATACATCAATCCCAATGAACCTCTTTACCTCCAGTGCTGGTATTACTGTAGGAGCTGGTGGTACGTTTGGTTCTATTCCTGCACCACTAAAGATTATTCAGGCGATTCGTCGAGATACGTCATCTAATATTGACGTACCCATGGAACTATATACATATGACTATTACCAATCGCTCTCAAATAAAACAGTCACAGGAGCACCTGTTGGGTTCTTCTATCAGCCTAAAGGCTCACTGGGAACCCTTAAGCTCTGGCTCTTACCTGACACCTACTGGCAAGATAACGGGGCCGTGGTCGTTCGCTATCAGCGGCCCTTCCAAGACGCAGGGGCTTCCTCTGATAATCTAGATTTCCCTGTAGAGTGGAATCGCTGCATGATCTACACACTAGCTTATGACCTAGCACCTGAGTATGGATTGGATGTACAGCAGCGAGTGGGTCTAAAGAAAGATCGTGATGATCTACTGGCGATGGCTCTAGGGTTTGGGACTGAGGAAGGTTCTCTCTACCTACAACCACAAAGACGATAAATGTCATACACAAAAGCCCCAGTCAACGATACACACAACACTATCCGTATTCCTATTCGGGGTACGCCCATTGTCGTTTCTGAAGCGCGTACAAACAATGCTAATTTTACAACCCTCTCATATATTGATTGTTTTCCAAAGACAGAAAAACAGTGGGGGATAGATCCAGTCCGTAGAGCACACAAACGAGAAGGATGGGCCTCTGTAACTGTAGGAACAATTACTACCTCTCCGACTACTTTTTCAAGGTCTGTCGTCTTCTGTGAAGATATTGACAATGCCTATGCTGCCCTAAATACTGGTATTTACAAGATAGGGGATATCTATAGTACACCTACGGTGACTATCGAGCAGGCAGAGGTTACTGGGTTAACAGGATGCTCTGGAACTCTTGCAGTAAACAACAGTAACGTAAATAAAGTATGCTTCTTGTCCAGTGCTGGGTATCTACATACGTGGGATCAAGATGGTGCTAATAACACAACTACTAATCTCTCTGCACTTCTTGTTGATGGTGGATATGGTCTAGTCTTTCTGAATGGTTATCTATTTGCGGTTGCTACAAACGGACGTATATACAATAGTAGTGTGGGTGGTAATCTTACTACATGGAATAGCACGGATTATCTAACTCCTGAGCTATTTCCAGATTTCTGTAAACATATAGATAAACACAAAAACCACCTTGTTGCCTTCTCTGCTAACTCCACTGAGTTTTTCTACGACGGTGGTGTAGAAGTAGGAAGTCCCCTTGCTCGTCAAGAATCTTATGCATCTAACATTGGTTTGTACGATACGGGAAACACAGGCGCTAAAGTAGCTCGTATTGGTGATGACCTTTACTTTATTGGACGTTCACAGGCTGAACAACTAAGTCTATATCGTATCCGTAACTTCCAAGTAGAAGAGATTCCCAATCAGTTCATTGATAATGTACTTAACTGGAACTCAACGAATGCTCAAGTTATTCAAGGCATTCAAACAGTAATCATTAACAATGAGCCAATGATTTCAATTGCTGCTTCTCGCAGTTATGAAATCATCTATTACCCTGCTGAGGATAGTTGGTGGACTCTACGAACCAATGCAGATGCCGGGCGTAGTCTACCCTCAGTAAACACAGATTTCCCGGGCTTTGAAACCCGTGTATGGGGAAGCACCTCTCCCACTATTGCTAACAGTCTTTCTAATCCTAATCGTAGGCGCACGACATTCAACCTAAGTTATACTGGTACACTGTACGTAAATAAGCCTTCCACTACATCAGTACAAGCGGAGCTTTATACTGAAGTTGTAGATTTTGGTATTAACTTCTACAAGCACATCGCTCGGGTAGATGCGGTAGGGGATTTTGGTAATAACGTACTATCTCTGTTATATAATCCAACGCCTAAATATGACCAGCCTTATGTACAATGCCTCCCTAACCGGACGCCTAGTACAACAGGTTTCGGTTATAACGCAAGTTGGTATAACCTTGGTGGGCATCGTAGATTTAGTCTTAAATTAGTAATGACAGGCACACAGACAGCGATGGTGACGGGATTTGATGTCACCTATAATGTAGGAGCAACATGACCATTAAATCCTTTGGTTTTCTCAATCCTTCTGTGGAAGGAAACCATGAAAAGAACTGGCGTACTCTAGATACGAATACTAAGTTTGGTAACTGGACACCAGAAACACTAAACATAAACAATGTGGGTTCTACGCAAGGGTGGTATCAGTTATATGGTCCTATTGTATTCTATTGGGCTAAGCTAACCTATAATGGGGTAAACATGACCCCCGGGGTTAGTCCTCGTATTCTTAATCTCCCATATGGTCCAGAATCACCATCAGGATTAAAATTCTTTAGTGAGAGTCAAGTTAGTATAAACGCACGCGGAGGGGCTGGTGGTGCTAGTTTCCCCCTTAATGCATCAGAGGATGCATGGGTATCCTCTGTTGGTGGCACAGCATACATATATCTACCTTCAACATGGACAGCCACTGATATCCAATTTATTTGGGTACAAGGCTGGATCTTTAGGGACGCATAAACATGAACATTACTGGTTATCCAGTTTCTAAAACCGCACCCGTCAGTGGTGGGAATTATACAGATTTTGGTGGCTATCGTCTACCTACCTTTACTGCCGACCAGCTTCAATGGAATGCGCCTTCTTTACAAGCTGGTGGTGGTGGAGATGGTGATGTACAGAATCATTGGATGAACCCATCAACTTTATCGTTTTTAGGCCAATACGATCCTTCTATTTCTAATTATTCCAATGGTAGTAATTGGGCACTTGCACCAATGTATGAAATGAAGAATGGGGATTATGGTGCTTATCAAGACACTGCTACCAAAGACTTCTTTACTGGAATGCTCAAGACAGGAGATAAGGAAGGAACGATTTTTAAATATGGACTACAAGATGGACAATATATTCCATTAGAAGAACTAGGAAAGCAGAAATGGGATAGTAATTTCCGTGGGGCAAGTCTTGCTGCAATAGCTGCCGCGACTATCGCTACAATGGGGGCTGCATCAGCCGGCTATCTCGGCGCTGGGGCGCAAGGCGCAATGGGTGGTGCATCGGGAGCTGCGGGGGGCGGTGCAGCGGGCACTGGTGGCTGGGCAGGTATGGGTCTTGTGGATGCCAGTGCTGCTGGCCTTCCAGCGTCTTCTGGCGGATGGTGGGGTGCGGCAGAGGGATTGGGTTCCCTTGGAGGCGGTTCCTCTTTAGGCAATCTCGCCGGCTTCGACGCCCCGTGGCCCACGGGCATGACGGAGGGGCTGGGCGGTGGTGGAGCAGGTCTAGGTAATCTAGGTGGTTTTGACGCCCCGTGGCCGTCAGGGATAAGTCCCGGTACTTCACCATCATCTACTAGCTGGTTAGACATTCTCAAGAAAGGTAGTGGTGCTCTCAGTTCCCTAACAGGGAATTCAGGTAGTTCCGGTGGTAATAGTGGACTTCTTGATCTTCTGAGTGCTGCTTACTCTGCTAACCGAAACCGGGACTTTGCAGACAAGCTAATGGAACCATACAATTACTATCGGGATCAACAGAATCCCTTTATTGATATGCTGAAGAAGTCATATACGGAACCAGATAGTTTCTATGGTTCTAATCAATACCAAGGTTTGAAGGACGTATACCAAAACCAGATTGATCGCACAGCGGCCAAACAAGGACGGTTATCAAACCCAACTGACCGAGAAGTTCTACTCCAGAAACATGCTATGTCAGCTATGGAAGATTATCGTAAAGGACTGGCTACCTCTGTTGGGGCAACTAGCCCAATGCAGGCTCTTCAGATGTACGGTACGGGAGCTGGTTATGACTCCTTCTCTAACACTCCGTTCTTCGGTGCTGCTGGTTACAATGGTGGCACAAAGAGTGTTACGGACATTCTCGGATCACTAGGTAAACTAGGATCAACTGCTACTGATGTATGGGACAAAATCTCTGGATGGTTTAAATAATGACACAGTTTCTTAACAATCCGTTTTCTTCTTATATGGGCCCCGGTCTGGGTGGTCTATGGGCTGGTGAGCAACAAAAACTAGCTGTAGATGCTTCTCAGGCCAGCACTCAAAAGACTTTAGAAGATGTACTAACCCAACAACAGAACCGAGAGCACGCCACGCAGAAACTCCCATTAGAGCTGGAGAAGATGCGGGAAGAGATTAAGGGTATGCCCTTTGATCGGGCATATAAAGATAGTCTTACGCAAGAAGGACGTCAACGCATTGATCGTAATAATTACAATGATTATCTAGAAGACCTTATGCGTTTTCAGCGTACAGGTACACCTGCTGATGCTGCTGGCATGGCTATGCTTGCTCAGAAGCGTGGACTGCAACCAGATCATCCAATGGTCCAAGCAGCGATGCAAGCCCTTAATGACCCAAAGGCGTTTAAGCGGCTTCAAGATGCTGTTTATTCTGGTGGTAAAGAAGCTCGTGCAAAAGAACTAGAACATGGGCATAGTAAAGAACTAGAAAATATCCGTGGTAGAAATCAACAAGCATTGGAAACGCTTCGTGGTACTAATCAGAAAGACCTTGAGAAGATGAGGATCGACGCTGGTAAGTATACTAAAGCAAACACACTCCGTGTAACCCTAGAGACTGAACTATTAAAAGCTAGGTCTGCTACTGAGAGATATCAGAAGCTTCTTGATGCCTCCACAGTTGCTATGCAGCTCGCTCAACACGCTGATGATCCTGAAGAGAAGGCCCGTCTCTTACAAGATGCACAAAATTATAAACAACGTGCTGCGGTACAATATCCACAAGCTCAGGCAGAACTAAGTGCTCATCCCGATCCAAACAGAATCAATGTTCCGGGCATTGCAAATCTACCTAGTAATAAACCTCCACAATTTCCACCAAATGTTCCAAACCTCCCACCTCAAATAGGTGAAGGGCCCCCAATGGGGGGACCAGCCGGGGGTATTGCTCCCGGTACTGAAGGGATGGGTGGTCCCGCTGGACCTCAACCAACTGGCCCGGGTACTGTACAACAACAAAAAACAATTAATGGTGTTACGTATTATCTAATCAATGGACAGTGGTATAAGTGAAACCCGTAACTGATCCCAACCTAATAGCGCAGCTAAATCAACCACAGCTAACTCCTGTGCAAGACCCTGCGCTTTTGCAACAACTAAACACTAAAGAAGCTGGTCTTCTAGAAGCGCCCGGTATTAAACTAGGTCAGGCAGGTGAGACTGTCATGACTGGTGCTACCATGGCAGGGGTAGGTGCGTCTAAATTTATTGAAGATGGTCTGAGTATGCTGTCCATGGGTAAGATCAAATTTAATCCTCTAGTTGAGATGATTAAAGCCCGTAACAATCTAAAGACCGATGAAGAGGCACTTAATCTGATCTTCTCCAGTATGGAAGGGGTTAACAAACAAACCAAAGACTTCTGGAACCCAGAGAATAAACAACTGGGTCTTGGTGGAGAGATTGCTGGTTCCCTTGCAACTCTTCCAATGCAGCTAGGTGCTATGCCCTTTGCTGCGGCGGATCGTGGTAAGCAGATGCTCGAAATGGGTGAGTCTGTTGAACGGGCTCAGGCCGCTACTGGTATTGATGCTGCTGTAAACGCTGCTGGTTTTGCCCTACCTGCTGCTACTCCTGTTAAGGAAGCATGGGGGCTCGGAAAACGCACTCTAGCTAAAGGTACTTCAGGTGCGGCAATCAACATGATGTTGGGAGCTGGTTCAGACCAGTTTGCTAAGGATATATCTAAAGGTGAAATGGCTAAACAAGCCCTAGATCCATTCACTGAAGAAGGAATGAAACGCCGTGCAGTTGAAGGTGTCCTCGGTTTTGGACTTGGTGCTTTGTCACCTTCTACTGTTGTCAGGACTAAAGGTAGGCATGTTGATGTAGTCCTAGATCGCCTAGATGATAAAGTACCTGAGACAGTTATCCCTGAAGATTCTTTACCAAAGGTAGATTTTTCAGAACTAGGTCCTCGCGTACCTGAACTACCTCC